CGTGGACCCGCCGGACCTGACCCAACTGGGCGCCTTCATCCAGCAGATGACCACCGCCGGGATGACCTTCTTCCCCGATCCGGACCTGGAGGAGTTCTTGCGCAAAACCGCCAAGCTGCCTGAGATCAGCCCCGATCTGGCCGCCCAGCGCGAACAGCAGGCCAACCAGGAACAGGCCATGGGCCTGGCCACCCAGCAGATGCAGCTGGCCCAGGCGCACCAGGGCCTCGAACAGGGTCAGCAGGGCATCGAGCAGGGCGACCAGCAGGCCCAGCAGGGTGCCGATGCGCACGCCCAGCAGATGGCCCAGGGCGGGCAGGCGATGGATGAGACCGACCAGAAGATGAGCCACGCGGACAAGGACCAGGACCGCCAGGACCAGCAGGCCCAGATGGGCGCGGAGAACGCCCAGCGCCAGGCCCAGGCCCACCAGCAGAACCTGGCCACCGGCTCCGAGCAGGCCCAGATGCAGCGCGATGCGCACACCATGAACGTGGCGCGCTTCGTGCAGTCTTATAAAGATGCTGAGCAAGCACGGCAGGCACCGGGTGCGCAGGGTCCTGGGCAGGGCCCAACGACCGGCAAGTACCAGGCCAAGCGATGATCGGCGTGCGAGGATTGAACGAGCCGGTGCGGCTGTCACCGCCCGGCTCGATGCCAGACCTGTGTGGAGGTCCAGCCATGCCGATCGTACATATCCGCAGCTGGCGAGCCGTGTCCCGGTTCCCGCGCTACCGCGTGTCCGATGACGGGCTGATCAAGGGACCGAAGGGTCTGCTGCGGCCCAGGCTGAGTGATCGTGGATATCTGGTGATCGGCATCCGAACCGGAAAGCCACGGCCCTACCAGGTGCACGCGCTGGTGTGCGAGACGTTCCATGGCCCACGCCCGGACGGGTGCGAGGTTCGACACCTGGACGGCAACGAGTTGAACAACCACGCCGACAACCTGGCATGGGGTACCCGCGCAGAGAACATCAGTGATCAAGTTCGGCACGGCAACCATCGCAACGCGCGCAAGACGCACTGCAACCAGGGTCATGAATTCACTCCGGAGAACACCTACCACCCTCCCGGCAGGAACAAGCGGGAGTGTCGTACGTGTGCTCGGGTGTGGAAGCACAAGGAGTCCGAGGAAGCCCGCAAGAACCCGCAGGTGCAGGGCCCAGGCCAGGGTGGCACCACCGGCAAGTACCAGGCAAAGAGGTAGCGATGTCCGTCAAGACCAGCCGCAAGCCGGTGCAACTCGACCACCACCACTTCGGCGCCGACCCGCAGGACCCCACCTTCGACCTGGTTCGCGCACGCGCGGCGCACGCGGACGTGATGCGGCGCTGGGACGACCCCAAGGAGGGCGATGCGTTCAAGGCGATGCTGCTGCACGCCATCCAGAACGCCACCGCCACCGAGATCGAGAAGCATCGGGGCGAGATCCAGGCCTTCCTGGACGAGTTCGGTGCGCAGCGTGGGGCCACCATGGCCAAGGCCATCGTGAAGTCTTACGTGGCCACCAGCGTGGCCGCGGCGCAGCACTACGACATCGCCAAGAAGCGCAAGTGGAAGGAGAGCGACTGGAAGCGCAACCACGGCGAGTTCAGTTCGTTCGTGGGCGCGATGCACGCAGCGGGTGACGTCGCTCGCGAGCGGGCCCAGCGCGGCTCCTACACGGCTGCGCCCGGGCTGGCGCACGAGGGGGACTACGGCCCCTCCTATGCCGAGCACATGCGCAACCAGGCGATCCTGACCCACGCGGCTGCCATCGCCGGCGCGGGCCGGCGCTCCCAGGACGTGGTGTACCGGATCAAGGACAAGAAGGGCAATGTCCGCGATGTGGTGCCCAGCCGCGGCCAGCTGCCCAAGCTCAAGCGCGGGGAGCGGCTGCTCGGTGAGCGCGGCGCCGGCATCAAGGGTGACGACCTGACCATGGGCGATCACAGCTTCAACCTGATGCAGGCCCTGGGGGTCTCCCCGGCGACCAGTGCGGCGGTGGCTGGCGGCGCGATCGGGCGCGAGGGGATGAACTTCCACCAGGCCTGGCTCAACCACGAGAACGCGAACTACGGCTCGGACGTGGGTATGGCCTACACCCACATCGAGTCCGGTGCCAAGGCGCTTGGTGCCATCGCGGCCGGCTCACCCAAGGCCCAGGTGGCCGCCAAGGTAGGCCACTTCGTGGGTTCCCACGGCGAGGACGCCGAGAAGGTGCTGGGCCCGCACGGGCGCAAGAGCGCCTACAAGTACCGCGGCGTGGAGCGCAAGGTGGACGCCAAGAACCTGCCCACCAAGGAGCCGGGCGGCACCAAGGAGGAGCAGGTCAGTCGCTACCACGATGCGCTGGTGGGCCGCATCGCCACCAACATCCCGCACGCGGCCACCCACGCGCTCAACCTGGCCAGCGGCTACACCGCGCCGAGTCACGGCTACCTGCTCGACCGCAAGGGCGAGGTGATCAACGAGGCGCACGGCTACGGCGATGACCACTATCTGCCCTTCAAGCTGTCCGGCATGCACCGGATGAAGAACGGTTCCTACATCCGCACCCGGTCCACCGGCGGGCCGACCACCGAGGACATCTACGCGGCCAGCGTCAGCGGCGGAAAGAAGTTCACGGTGGCCAGCCGGCAGGGCACCTACGAGGTGGAGTTCGACCCGGCTTTCACCCACAACAAGCGCTTCGGGGACATCGCGCTGGGGATGAGCAAGCGCTACGGCAAGCTGCTGGACGCGGTCAAGGAGGGCAAGGTGCACGCCCGCGGCGAGGTCGATGAGGGCCAGTACGAGGACTGGGTGAACGCCTACCGGGTAGCCAACCCGAACGATGCCAACCTGGAGCAGAACGCCCACAACGACGCCGACCGCAAGGTCCGCGAGCAGCACAGCGGCAAGGGGCGCACTATCCGCCTGGACGGCGAGGGCTACCAGTACGCGCTGACCTCGCTGCAGTCGATGTACCCGTACTACATCAAATCGGCCACCTACACCAAGCCGCACGACCAGCGGTTCTGGGACCGCACGGGCGATAGCGAACTGGACCGCGACGGCAAGCCGATCGAGGGCGGGGCGCCGAGCCACCTGCAGCGCATCGGCAACAGCGCCGAGATTGACGAGGGCTACGTCAAGGCCCGGCACATCAAGAGCCAGGACGCGCTGGTGGGCTACTTCGACCCGACCATCGCCGGCGACATCAAGCGGCTGGCCACCGACAAGGACGCGAAGGGCGTGTCCACGCTGTCCGGCGGCAAGGTGCGCGGGGACCTGGCGCACTACCAGAACTGGCGCAACAACCCCTACCGCGATCCACAGAACCTGGCGGCCAACACGCCCGAGGCACGGCGCAAGGCCAGGGAGGCCGCGGAGGCTGCCGAGCGCGAGCGCCGGCGCCTGGGTGGTGGCACCGGGGCTCAGGGCAGCGGGCGGCCAGGCCGCTGGGGGGAGATGGGCCAGGAGGAGAAGGACATGTACAACCTGGTGCTCGCGACGCACAAGTACAACGCGTCCAAGGGCATCAGGGACAACCTGATCTCCCAGTACGCCGGCAACCGGCAGGCCTTCCGCGACGCCTGGGCGGACAACCCGCACGGCACCAAGACCTACGTGGAGGATGCGCACGGCAAGACGCCGCTCACCCGCACCCGGGTGCACGGGGACTCCAACGACGACACGGCGATGACCGTGCTGGAGAAGGAGAACCTCAAGGACGTCTACCGGGGCATTCGCGACCAGCTGGCCAGCAAGGAGAACATCGCGCTGCGCGCCCAGATGCAAGAAGGCGCGCGCAAGGCCTACGACCCGAAGAAGCACGCCGAGGAGTGGGACCAGGACCGCCACCCGATGGCCTACCAGGAGCACCGCCCGGTGGACCTGGCCGAGGCGCTCTATCCGCCCGGCACCCCGAACGGCAACAAGGCGCGCACCGACTTCATCCCGGCGGCCAAGCGGCTGGTCGGGCTGGAGCGCCAGGCCGAGCGGCACGAGACGGACCTGGGCACGCCCGAGGAGGACCGCTGGCACCTGCAGGAGGCGATTCTCAACGCCGGGGTCGGCGGCGGCGACGATGCGGACGCCGGCGCGGCAGCGGCCAAGGAGGAGGAGGCCAAGGTCAAGCACCGCACGGGTGAGTTGCAGCGCGAGCACAGCGACTTCGCCGACTCGCTCAAGGCGGGGCTGCGCGGCACGTATGAGGCCCACCAGCGCGAGGAGCCCGATCCCGGCGACACCGAGGACAACCCGGAACACGAGGACTGGGCGGCCAAGAACAAGCACCTGGAGGTTGCCCACGAGCGGGTGGACGAGCACGACAACTCGGCCGCGGGCTGGGCGAAGGTCAAGGAGGCGCTGGCCGATCTGCACGGCCAGCACCCGGACCTCAAGCTGCGCGGCCCGAACGGCCTGCCGATGCCGATGCAGGCGGTGCGCGACCAGGTGGACGAGGTCATCGAGGAACTGGAGAACGTGCACAAGCAGGAGCAGCCGCGCTATGTGCTGAGCAAGCGCAACGGCCAGTTGTGGATCACGAAGGTGGCCTGACGAAGATCATCTCCAAGATCAAATGAAGATCATCCCCCTACGCAGGAGAAGGCTGGCGGCCTGATGTCCGTTCCTCTGAGCTTCACTCCTCAGAGCTTCACTTCGTTCAGCCCTGATGACCTTCGCCCTGAGGATCTGCCATCCGGCCTGGCTTCTCCTGCTACCCCCTCCCTTTTAGAGCCGAACAGCCGTTCCGTCTCTCACTCGCTGGCGCTCGCTCTTTCCGGAGCCGTTGTTCTTGCTCTCGGTAAACGATCTTGGACTTTAGCAGGAGTTTCTGGGAATCCGACTATGCCCTCGGCGCGTCGGTCCGACATTCATATCTTGATCTCTGAGGGTGGCCGGCAGCTGAAGCGGGCCATCATCGCCAACACCGCGGCATCGGTGGCTGCAGCGCTCACCCCAGGGTTGCAAAATGCTGCGCGGTACGGGGTCGGCACCGCACTCTCAGCACTGAGTAACCCCGCTGTCTACCGGCGCAACGAGGTGGTCACGCTGCCCAACCGCGGGGCCAGCACCGCACTGGCCGACCGCTGGGCGGCCAACTATGCCCGGCAGCTGGGAGCCGGACTCGGAGAACAGTCCGCGGAAGGCATGCTGGTCAGCCTGCGGACGTTGAGCAACACCACCTTGGCTGACGCCTGGATCAACCAGATCCTCTACAGCGTGGCGGGGCTGCCACCGGGTCAATCCATGTCCGTGGTCGGCGTAGCCCAGCAGCGGCTGCAGTTGTATCTGGCCAGCAGAAGGACTCCAGGCCCGCTGGACTTCGCCAGGGATGTCGGCAAGCTCTACCTGAGCCGTCGGGCCAACCTGGTGGTAGAGAACGAAACCCAGGTGGCCCGCAACTTCGGCACCCAGCTGACGATGATGAACGCGGTGCAGCGCGGCTACTTACCCACTGGGGCACGGAAAGTGTGGGTGACAGCCGTTGACGAACGGGTCTGCCCGGTCTGCGCACCGATGGACAGCGTGGCCGTCGAGATCGACAGCCCCTTCACGGTGCGGGCCCACCATGGCGTGCTGCGCCACGACACGCAGCTGTGGGTGCCGCCGGCACATCCGAACTGCCGCTGCTCGGTCGTTCCTGAATCAGCCATCGAGGCAGGCATCATCACCCACACTGCGCGGTTCAGCCGGACCAAGGAGCACCGAGCGCGGCTGCGCAGCCAGCTGAGCGACCTGATCCGCGATGCCACCCCACCGTGGGCCGAGGACAACTACAACGACGATCTGGGCAAGGCCTTCAGCCCGCAGCTGCATCCGCGGGGCAAGGCCGGCCTGTTCGTCGCCGGCGGTGCGCTCGCCCTCGCGGGCGCGCGCGAGGCCGCCGACCTGTACGGCATCCGGCAGCAGACCAAGCACGGCTACGCGGTCAGCAGCGGGGTGGTGCCGCGCAAGCTGTACCGCAAGCACAAGGGCGCTTCCGACATGCCGCAGGGCACGGTGATCACCCAACAGAGCCATCCCGAGGGCACGTACCTCATCAGCAGTGCTTCGCTGCGCAACTACCGCTTCCCGCCGGCCAGCCGCGAGGCCGGCTACCTGGCCGCGCTGGAGGCGAACATGGGCCGCAAGGGTTTCACCCACCCGGTGCAGATGCGCATCTACCACGGTGACGGCAAGCGGGCCGCCGAGGTCTGGGACGGCCACCACCGGCTGGAGATCGCTGACGCGATGGGGATCAAGAACGTGCCGGTGACGGTGCGGCATGTGGAAGGCCCGCCGCCGCTTCCCACCAAGGCACTGCAGCTGTGGCGCATGGTCAACCAGCGTCAGTACGGCTATCGGCTGCAGCGATCGAACTGAGCAGAAATCCTGCTGCATGCCCTGTATTTCGGGGCCGTCGGTGCTAGGAAGAACACACACTTCCCCAATGATCGGAGATCTGCGTCATGGCCTGGAGGAACGTCGTCGTCAATGCCTGGGTACCCGAGTTCACGCCGCCGAGCGGCCCGGTCGACCCGGGCTTCGGCGTGCCGGGCTGGCCTGCGCACCCCATCGCCCCGGGTGGCGGTGGCAACGTCCCGATGCCGCCCATCTACTACCCGCCCTATCCGGACCAGGGTCTGCCCATTGGACCGGCGCATCCGATTGCGCCCGGTGGCCAGCCGCCGTATCCGGCACACCCCATCGCGCCCGGTGGCACGCCTCCCGGCATCTGGGGCGGAGCGCCGCTCCCGGTGCCCACCCCGCCGATCTACTGGCCGCCGAGCCAACCCGGCGTCCCGACCCACCCGATCGTGCTGCCGCCGCCGGTCCCGCCGGAAAGCGGCAGCCCCGAGCACCCGATCTTCTACCCGCCGGTGATCTGGCCCGACCCGCCCACCGGGTACCCGAGCATCGACCCCGACCAGCTGCCCCAGCACCCCGAGGTGCCGGACATGACCCGGGGCATCTGGACCTGGCTGCAACAGGGTGAGCAGTTGGTGCGCGCCTTCGCCGTGCCCTCGTACTACGTCAGTGCCGACCTGCCCGGCTACGTCCCGACACCACCGGCGAGCGGGCTGCCCGGCGACTGGGTGGTCGGGCTGTTCAACGCGGGTCCGGCCTGGTGCTGGATTCCGTCCGCGGACTCCGGTTCCGGTGGCGGTGAGGGCGGCGGCAGTGGTGAGCGCCCGGACCACACGCTGCCCGGCGACCTGCCCAAGCCCGACCAGGGCCTGCCCGAGACGCCTGGTGCGCCTGGCGCTCCTGACCAGACGCTGCCCGGTGATCTCCCGCGACCCGATCAGGGACTGCCCGAGAACCCGCCCCAGCAGCCCGGAGGTCAGCCAGATCAGACACTTCCTGGCGATCTCCCGCATCCGGATCAGGGCCTTCCGCCCGATCAGCCGGTGGTGGACCCGAGGTAGTCGCTAGCCTCTAGGCGCACAGCCCCCCGTACCAAGCCTCCTGCGCGGCCGGGGGGCTGTGTCGTGTCTGCGTGCGTGTCGCTTCACCTGTGCTTGACCTAAGCGGGCAGCGCAGGGCAGGCTCTGGCGAGCGCGCCCGACGGGGGAGCGCCAACAGCCTCAGGGGGGCCCATGAAGAAGTACGCCCTGTTCGTCGTAGCCGCACTGACCTCGGTGTTGAGTGTGTTCGGCCTGGCCAGTTCCGCCGGCGCCGGCACCACACCCACGCCAGCGCCGGTCACCGCGTGCGTTTGCACGCCGCCGCCCGGACCGGTCGTGCGTGGCTTCGAGCGCTTCCAGATCCTGTCCACCAGTCCGGACGCCCAGCCTGTCGTGATTGCCAACGGCCTCATCCACGCCCGAGGCCGTGACGTGCAGATCAACGACAACCTGGACAAGTTCGTCTTCCCGAACGGCTGGCTGCTCGTCTCCCATCACACGCTGGCCGGGACCGCCCACAACCGTTTTGACGCGGTGACCTGCCTGGACACCTACACCGAGCGCGGCACCTACCGCATCATCGCTGGCTACGGCGCGGATCGCGGCATCACCGGATACGGCACCTACCACCTGGAGGTCGACACCGTCGGTGCCGACCGCAACCACCCCGACCTGTTCATCGAGCACATCGGCGCCAGCGGCCCGATCGAGCGGCACGTGCTCGCGCACTAGGACCTCACCGGCCCACGAAGCCCTCTGCTCCCTGCCGGGGTGGGGGGCTTCGTGCTATCCAGAGCAATGGCCGACACCCGCCCGCGCTGTTACGCCGACGTGCTGCACGAGGGCGAGCACTGCCGCGCGCCGGCCGCCTACGTGGCGCTGCTGGCGCACAGCGCCATGCCGCACTACCTGTGTGGCGAGCACCTGGCCGAGCAGCTGCGCGACTGGCCCGATTCGGTCATCTGGATGCGCGATCTGCGGGATTGACCTGACAGCACAGAGAGGCTGGGGCTATGGACAGTGCCGCCGTGGTGAGCAAGTTGGCTGACCTGGACCCCGGATTCCGGCAGATCTGCGAGACGCTGTTCCCGGGGTTCAATCCCGCCGAGGTCTACGACACCGTCTACAAGGCGAACGGTGTCGTCAAGCCGCCGATGTCCCCCGGGAAAAAGGCTGCCGTCGGAACAGCCACTGCTGTTGGAACTGTCGGAGCACTGGCAGTGCATCCGAAGGTGTTCGATGCCGCCGCCATGAAGTTGCCGCGCATTGGTGCTGTCGACCGGGGTATCGCCTCAGCATTGCGTGTTGCGCGGGTGGCGAAATCCGAGCCCAGCAGTGCAGACGTGCACGTCCCGTCACCGGTGTGGCGTAACGGGCGCGGGCACACCAAGGGCCGGGGCCGACGCAAGATCGAGACTGACGTCCGCTCGATCAGGTTCCAGAAGATCGACAAGGACAAGGTCACCCACAACATCGGGCTGGGCACCACGGCCATCGGCGCGGGCATCAGCGCGGTCTCGCTGCCCAAGCACCTGCGCCACATCCCCGGTGCGCTGCGCAACGCCAAGACCGGACCCTCGGTGGCCGAGGGGATGAAGTCCTCGATGCGCGCGGTGCGCCAGTTCAGCACCAAGCCGGTCACCCAGGGCTCGGCCGAGGCGCTCAAGCCGATGGGCACCGGCGCTGGCCATCTGCTGGGACGCTTGCCCGGTGCAGTCAAGGCCGGCGCGACGGTGGCACGTGAGAATCCGCGCATCAGCGCCGGCCTGGTCGTCGGAGCCGCCGCGCTGCACACCGCGAACCTCGGCGGCGAGGCCATCGCCACCCGCCTGCTGCACCAGTCCAAGCCGAAGCAAGCCGATATGGTCAAGGCCTGGGACCAAGCCCAGGAGATGATCCTGCATGCGCATGCTGACGGTCGGATCGACAAGGCTGAGGCGCTGGCTCTCGGCGCGGCGGTCGCAGCGGATCTGGGCGCGGTTGGCAAAGCTGGATTTGGATACGAAACCACCTCCGCCAACATCAAGCTCACCCCACTGAAGGCGCCCAAGGTCGACCCGCCGCAGATCAAGGGCCGGGTGCTGCCCACCCGCCAGACCGCGCGGTCGGTGCAGATCCCCAAGGGCAAGCACAAAGGCAAGACCGCGGGCCGCAAGGCCGGCGGCCAGCTGCACACCGGCGGCAAGGAGCAGACCCACGCATCCGGCAAGGGCGCCACGAAATCGGTCCATAAGACAGACGCCGTAACTCCAGAAATCGACATCAGTGGCCTGATCAGCAAGGTCGATGAGGACCGCCAGCAGTGCTTCGGCTGGTGCTCGGTGGTCAAGGTCGACGGCAAGGACGTGATCGACAAGCAGAACGACCTGATCGAGATCGAGGACATCGAGAAGGCCGCCTACGACTACGTGCTGGGTAGCCGCATCGGTGGCGACATGCACCGCCGCGCCGTGGACGGTGACGTGCACAAGGTCGCCGACATGATCGAGTCCTTCGTGATGACCCCGGACAAGCGTGCCGCCCTGCAGCTGCCCGAGACCGTGCCGCTGGGCTGGTGGATCGGCATGCAGGTGCACGACCCGGACGTCTGGAGCGACGTCAAGATCGGCAAGCGCAAGGGCTTCAGCATCCACGGCAAGGGCCATCGGGAGGAGGTGCTCATTGATGACTGAGCCGATCTCCAAGTCCGACGACCTGTACCAGCGCTTCAGCTTCCACCCGGCCACCGACCTGACCGGGCCGATGCACGAGGAGGTGCGCACCCGCTGCTACGCCCTGGCCCGCTCGCTGGCCGACTCACTGCCCAAGTGCCGCGAGACCTCCCTGGCGCTGACCCACCTGCAGAACACCATGATGTGGGCCAACGCAGCCATTGCCATCCACGGTGACGATGAGCCATGAGCGCGCTGGAGCGCTACCTCGCCGAGATCGCCAAGACCGAGACGAATCTGAGCCGGCGGCTGCGCGCGGCCACGCCCGAGGAGCGCGAGCAGATCATGGACAAGATCCATGACCGGGCCATGCGCCCACGGGCTCCGGGCAAGAGTGCGCAGGCGCGCGCGTACCAGCGCCAGTACCGCAAGCGTCAGCTGGGCCGCTACCAGGTCCTGGGCGAGCAGGCGCACGCCAGGGTCTATACCAGGCACGCACTGAACCACCCGGCGTCGGTGCGCGACTTCCCGGACTGGAAGCGGTCCAAGGCCAGCAAGCACCCGCTGCACCGCGACGTCGTGGCGCGTGAGACCAAGCACCGGGCTGGTCGCAACGTCCTCGGCTACGCCTACCACGACATCTCCACCGGGCGCACGCACATGGTGATGCCCCGCAAGCGGGCGGTCAAAGACGTCGCCCGCAACTACGGCGTGAAGCCCAAGCAGATCAACGAGCGCACCCTGAGCCACGAGATGCAGCACGTGCGCGATGCGCTCACCACCACCCCGCAGCAACATGTGCGCCATGCCTGGGACGCCGAGGCCGACTTCGAGCGCTTCCGCGCTGTGCACGCGGCTGCCGAGGGCCGTGCGGACCGCGCCCAGGTGCTCACCGACCGGCGCAAGAAGAACCGCACGTACCTGCCGCCCACGCCGTTGACCGGCGTGATGTCCAGCGAGGTGCACTCGGGCTACCCGGAGCACTACCTCGGCCGGTTGAATGCCGGCCGCACCAAGAAGCAGGGTGAGCACCGCGAGACCAAGGCCTACCTGGCCGGCATGCACTACGGCTCCAAGCACCGCGATGACAGTGCGGGCCCGCAGAATCCGCGCTACCAGCGCGCGGTGGCGCACGCCGACGCGGCCCGCAAGGAGTTCTACGACCGCAAGTTCAAGCGGGCGCCCAACGGGCAGTTCTCCAAGATCATGGCGACCTACGCGTTGGCGGTGGCCTGATGCCGTACAAATCGCGGGCGCAACAGGGGCTCCTCCATGCCCGGCACCCGGACATCGCCGCACGCTGGGACAAGCACACCTCCAAGAAGCAGTTCCGCAAGCTGCCCGCGCGGGTGCACAAGGCCGCACCGATGACCGACCGGCGCAAGAAGGAGATCGGCGCCGGCGTTGCGGCCACTGCTGTGGGCGCCACCCAGCTGCCCACCACGGCAGGCCAGCGCGCGCACGTTGCCGGGATGTACCACGCGCAGCACCCGGGCGCGAAGGTCGCCCCGGGGCTCAACGCCGGCATGCGTCCGCCGTCCCCGACGGCGCCCATCGTGCGCGGTGGCCAGCAGTGGGCCAAGACCTTTCAGGGCAAGCAGGCGATCCGGGCTCGCGACACCAAGGCGCAGGCCTTCGAGTCCGGGGCCAAGAAGCCCAACCAGGGCCAGTATCTCAACGCCCGGTTCGGTAACAAGGGCGCCAACCACCTGATCGCGGCGGCCCGCCACGCCCCGCACAACGCGCCGCAGCTGTACCGCGGCCTGTCGATGGACCACGCCGCGGCGCATGCGCTACAGCCCGGCTCGGACCTGCACCTGCCGATGTCCAGCTTCACCGAGAACGAGCACATCGCGCACACGTTCGCCGACCGCGGGGTGGCCTCGGCCGGCAGCGGCGTCAAGCACCAGGCCAACAAGTTGCTGGGTGCGCAGTACGGGCCCAAGCAGGCCTCGCCGCACAAGGTGATCCTGCGGGTGAACCCCGGCTCGGCGCACGTCAACCTCACCCACGCGGGCCTGCCCGCGCAGCGCGAGTGGGTCGGCGGCGGGCACTACAAGGTGGCCTCGGTGGAACACGGGTTCGGGCATTCGATCGTCAACGTCGAGCACATCGCCCGGTTGGGAGCCAAGGTGGCCAAGAACGACAACCCGTTCGGGATCGGCAGTCATGCCGCCCAGCTGCGCCATCACCAGCAGCAACTGGAGCGGATGCACAGTTTCCGGCCCAAGGGCGCCAAGGAGCACTGGACCGACAAGCTGATCGCGCACCACCAGGCCAAGTGCGCCGAGCACGCCCGCCACGTCGGTAAGCGGCTACCCGGCGAGACCAAGGCACAGACCGTGACGCGGCACCAGCGACAGATCGGCGGCCTGCTCACCGCAGCTGCGGCCATTCCCGCGGTTGCCGGGCTGCGCTCGGGGCGTGCTGCTTCGCTGGCAACCGGTGAGGAGAAGGCGGCGCACGCGGCCAGTCAGCTGCGCCACGCCAGCACCGCCATCGGCCTGGGTGCCCTCGGCTCGGCCACCACCGCGGCGCCCATCCCGAAGCGGATCTTCAGCACCCCGACGCACAAGCGCAACAAGCACCCGAAGATCAATTACCAGAGGTCGACCGGCAAGCTGCCACAGCTTGGCTACACCAACTCCACCATCGGCAAGGGGAACGACATGCTGGACGGATTCGGGATTGCGCGCCCGGACATGGACGTGGCCAAGACGGACTACACCGCCAAGGAGCGCAAGCAGGTCGGCGGCGGCCTGGCAACACTGGGTGCCGGTACAGCCGCCGGCGTGACCGGCATGCACCTGATCGACCGGGGTGACGAGAAGGTCGCCACCCACGCACAGCAGGGCGTGCGGCACGCGAGCGCCGCGATGAAGCATCAGCTCAACCCGGTGACGGCCAACCAGTGGCATGCGCCCGGCACCCCGGAGCACAAGGCCATCGGTGCGCACATGGACGCGCTCAAGGGCGTGAAGACCGCCCGCGCGGGCATCAAGGCCGGCCGCCGGCTGCGCGGTGCCGGCGGGGCCATGGCCATCGGTGGGTTCGGCTCTGCGCTGGTCGGTGGGACCGTGGCCAACCATGCCGAGTCCAAGCGCATGCAACGCCACTACTCGCTGGCCTCCAAGGCCTTCACCCAGCCCCAGAAGAACACCACCAAGCCCAGCGCCGGGCGAGTGGCCTCGGGCGCGTTGCTCTCTCCGTTCCACGGCCTGGTGGCCGGCAAGAAGGGCCACAAGCTGCAGGCCGGCGGCTCGGAACTCCTCGGTGGTGCGGCCGGCAGTATCGCGGCCGGGGCGGCGACCCGCGGGCGGGCCAGCAGCCTCGGCGGGATCACCGGTGCCGGGCTCGGCACCCTCTACGCGCATCACAAGGGCTACCTCAAGCCGCAGAACACGACGGCGAGCAAGGCCTACTCGCCGGGCTCGATCACCTATCACCACGAGCAGGCCGGCTTCCACGCGCGCAAGAAGTCCAGCGCCGGTCGGCAGGCAGCGGGCGGGCTGGGGGCAGCAGGCTTCGGGGCCACCGCAGCCACGGCAGTGCACAATGCCGCGCCGAACATCGCTGCCCATTTCACCCCGCCGCCCAGCGAGGTCGGGCACCTGGCGCACGGCCTGGCGACGGCCCGCAACATCAACCGGATCAAGTCCGGTGCCAAGCTCGGCGGCGGGGCAGCGGTAGCCGGTGGACTCGGGGTTGCCGGTATCGGCGGCGCCCGGCGCGCGTATCACGGCCTGAAGCAGAACAAGCAGACCAAGCTGGCCCAGAGCGCCCGCCGTCAGCGCAACGCCGGGCTGAGCGCCACCAGCAAGGCCTTCACGCCGCCCCAGCAGAACACCGCCAAGCCGAGTGCCGGGCGGGTCGCCACCGGTGCACTGGTGCCCGGCTACCACTCGCTGGTGGCCGGCAAGAAGGGCTACAAGGCGCGTGCGTTCGGCAATGAGTTCGGTGCCGGAATGGCCGGTGGGATGGCCGGATCTGCCATCGCCGGGCCGCGGCTGGGTGTGCCGGCCGGGATCGCCGGTGCCGCCCTGGGCACCATGCGGGCCCACAAGAAGGGCTATCTCAAGCCGCAGAACGCAACCGCGAGCAAGGCACTGCTGCCGGCCGAACGCCGGGCCCGCAACGCCGGTCTCAAGGGCATGGGTGTCGGTTCGGCCATCGGTGCCGGACTGGGCGCACTGGCCACCCGCAAGCCGGCTGGTGCTGGCTTCGGCGCAGTGGTCGGCGCGGCTCCCGGTGACCTCGCCGGCGTGGGTGTGCACGCCCTCCGTGGCCGGATGAAGAAGTCGCTGGACTGGTCGGTGCCCCAGCAGCGTCAGCTGGAACTGCCGCTGGACTTCGGGCCGTTCGCCGACTTCGGCGGCAACCGGGTGGGCCACCGCCAGGAGAACACCAACGTCAGCGACGAGTCCGAGCCCCAGCTGGCCGGCTCCGCGCGCGCCGAGCACAAGGTGACGATCAGCAAGGCGATCGGGATGCCCTCGATGGCGCCGCCCAAGCCGAAGACGTTGCGCAACACCGCTATCGGCGGTGCCGGACTGCTCGGCGGTGCCGCGTTGGCGACCAAGATTCCGCAAGCCAAGATCAATACAGGTGCGGCCAAGTTGGGCTCGACGGCCGGCAAGGTGGTGCGTGCCATCCCGAAGATTCCGCGGATCTGAAGGAGTGACATGACAGCCCCTAGAGACTGGGTTCTGAGATGAGCAGGCGGATCAACAAGCTGACCCAGATGGACATCGACGAGGTCTCTCTGGTCGATGCCGACGCCAACGGACACGCCAAGATGCTGATCGCCAAGCGGGACGAGTCACCGGAGGAGAGCATGCCGGACCAGGACAACGACGAGGTCACCTTCACCGATGACGATCTTGTCTACGACGAGAGCGGCAACGCCTTCCTGCCAGTGCAGATGGAGGACGGCGAGGAGGCCTACGCCCCCATCGCGCAGGACACCGACGGCACCTACTACGTCGTGGACGACGACGACGAGCAGGACTACGACCCGGACGGCGAGGGCGCGGCCAGCGATGCCACCGAGCAGGTGCTGGCCGGGCTGAGCAAGGCCCTGGGCGACAGCGACCGCGACGAGGTGGTCGCCAAGGCCTACGGCGAGATCGCCAAGCTGCAAAAGCGCACCGAGCAGGCCGAACAGGTGGCCAAGGCCGAGCGCGACCTGCGGCTGACCCGCGAGTACGTCGCCAAGGCGGCCGAGTACGCGCTGCCGGTACCGCCCGAGACGCTCGGCCCGGTGCTCAAGCGCTGCGCCGAGGTGCTGTCCAAGAGCGACCAGCTGGTGCTGGCGCAGTGCTTCGAGGCGGCCAGCAACGACATGTTCACCGAGATCGGCAAGGCCGGCGGTGGCGACAACAGCGACATCATGGCCCAGGTCAACGCCTTCGCCGAGGACACCTTCGCCAAGAACGACGTGCCGATCAGCCGCGAGTCCTTGATCGGCAAGCAGTTCGAGATGAACCCGGCGCTCTACGACCAGTACCTCGCCGACCGGCGCGGACGCTAATCCGAGGGGAGTGACAACAGATGGCCTACGAAGAATCTCTCCGGTCTATTTCCCTGGATGCGGACGGCACCATCGGCATCTACACCGGCGTTCCCGGTCAGCCCGGTTCGGCCAACCCGAACTCTGGCAAGCAGTACTGCTGGGTCAAGCTGACCGGTGAGCACATGGCCGGACTGGCCGTGGCGACCGGCGACCCGTTGGTCGGCATCCTGCAGAACAAGCCCCAGCAGATCGGCGGCGCCGCCGCGGTCGGCATCGCGGGCGTGTCCAAGGCGGTCTGCGGCGGCCCGGTGGCCGCCGGCACCCGGGTCGGCCCGGATGCCAACGGCGCGTCGATCGAGGCTGCAGGAGGTCCTGGTCTGGCGATCAGTTCTGGCGCGGCTGGCGAAGTTATCCCCGTCCTGCTGCTGGTCCACTAGGGCTGAGGAGATACCGAGATGGCCAACCCGACCCAGAGCGATCTGCACGTCAACACCCCGCTGACGAACATTTCGATCGCCTACATCCAGGACGCCAGCAACTTCATCGCGGACAAGGTCTTTCCCAAGGTCTCGGTGAACAAGCAGTCCGATCTGTACTGGAAGTACTCCAAGTCCGACTGGCGGCGTACCGACGCCGAGCGGCGCGCGCCCAGCACCGAGTCCCCGGGTGTCGGCTGGCGGGTCACCACCGACCAGTACTTCGCGCACGTCTACGCGGTGCACAAGGACATTGACGACCAGCTGCGGGCCAACGCGGACTCCAACTTCAGCCTGGACCGCGACGCCTCGCTGTTCGTCACCAACCAGCTACTGCTGCGCCGTGACCTGGACTGGTGCGCGACCTACTTCCGGCCCGGCGTCTGGGGCACCGACTTGACCGGCGCGGCCACCGCGCCCGGTGCCAACCAGTTCCTGCAGTGGGACCAGGCCGGCTCGGACCCGATCATGGACATCACCATGGCCGCGGTCACCTTCCGGGAGCAGAACGGCTACAGCCCCAACACGCTCACCCTGGGCGCGATGGTGCTGCAGGTGCTGCGCAACCACCCGGACATCCTGGACCGCATCAAGTACACCCAGCGCGGCATCGTCACCGAGGACCTGCTCGCGACGCTGTTCGGGGTGGACCGGGTGCTGATCGCCTACGCCTCCAGCGCCGTCGGCCCGGAGATCAACGACGCGGTCGGCCAGGACGCTGCTTCCAGCTACCACTTCATCGCCGACTCCAAGTCCGCGCTGTTGACCTACAGCCCGTCCTCGCCGTCGCTGATGACCCCGGCCGCTGGCTACACCTTCAACTGGACCGGGTACTTCGCCGGCAACGCGCAGGGCATCCGGGTCAAGACCTTCCGGATGGAGCCCATCGCGAGCGACCGGATCGAGGGCGAACTGACCTACGACATGCGCCTGATCGGTCGTGACATGGGCGTCATGTGGAATGCCTGCATTGGGTGATCGGCCATGGCCGACGTGTACGTGGCGCGCAAGTGCCTGAAGGTTGGGGAGCAGACCTACTACCCGGGTGACGAGGTCCCGGAGGCCAACTCCTGGTGGCACCTGCCCACCTACGTGCACAACGGCTCGCTGGCGCTGGTGCAGACCAGCGTGGACTACTCGCGCGGGATGAACCAGCGCCGTCCGGTCGACCCCGACCGGGCCGACTACCGGGTCAAGCGCGAGCGCTGGTACGGCGAACTGAGCGGCTGGGGCAAGGCCAGCGGACCGCCGCCGGCGAGTGCCACCTTCGTCTCGATCACGCCGAACAGCGTGTCGCAGGCCGCCGACGACGTGGTCTGCAACCTGGTCTGGACCGGTGACGACCCGGACTCCATCGGCTTCGCCGATGCTTCCGGCCCGGGCATCACCGCGGTCTGGGCGTTGACCGTCACCGGGCCCGGGACCGGCACCTGGACGTCCTACGCGGGATTCTGGGGGAACGCTGCTGGTCCCGGCTCCTATCCGGTATCGCTGTGGAAAGACAGCGGTGACGGTGCGGTGGAGATCTCCAACCAACTGCCGTTCACCACCACGGCTTAGGAGCACTGATGACTGATACCTACGTCGCGCGTAAGCGCCTGAAGGTCGGCACCACGGTCTATGAGCCCGGCGACGAGGTGCCCGAGGCCAGTCACTGGCGCACGCTGCCCTCCTACGTCAACTCCGGTGCGGTCGCCCTGGTGCAGACCACACACGAGCAGGCCTACGGGGTAAACCAGCAGATACCAACAGAACCAGACGCACTGAAATGGGAGCACGCTGACAACCGAGTGCTGCACCTGCCGCACATGACCCATCCGTGGGGCAAAGACGTGGTCGACATCGGACCAGAACCAGAACCCGAGGCCGATCCCGAACCCCCCACCACGGCACGGCGAACCCGGCGGGCCACCACGAAGTGAGAGAGGCAATGCGATGACGACTCCAGCGACACCCAACGCCCCCGCCGACCCCGTGTCCGGCGAGCCGGCCGAGACCAGCACGGGCAGCCAAGCCACCCCGCAGAGTGAGGTGGCCTCCCAGGCAGCGCAGAGCGCAGCGGAGAACCCCAGCCCGGTGCCCGCCGGCCCGGAGGACACCTCCGCACCCACCCAGGAGTCCACCGGCACCGGTGTCGGCGACTCGGTCCGCGAGGGGTCGCGGTCCTCGAACCCATCGGGTGCGATCAGCGTGTCCGACGTCGGCGTGGTGGCGCTGAGCCCGGCACCGCTGCCGCAGTTCAACAAGGTCGCCGACCCGGTGATCCCCGAGGAACTGCAGGAGATGTTCGCGCCGGCCGAGGGCAATGTCGGCGGCCTGCCGCCGCGCGGCGGGGCCGGCAGCTTCGGCGGCGGCTCCACCGAACAGCAGGACAAGGAGAACGCAGCCGCAGCCAAGTCCTCGGACAGCGGCAGCACGGACACCAGTTCGTCCACCGCGGCACCGGAAACCACCGCCAGCGGCAGCACGGCGAGCAGCAGCCCGCCGGCCAGCAGCACGTCCAGCACGCAGTCAGGCAGCGGCACGCAGTCCTCGGGCAGCACGTCCTCGCCCAGCACGCCGGCCAGCTAAGAGGAGCACATGAGCAGCCCGGGAACGGACCTGCGCTCGACCGGGCCGTTCAGCTATTCAGGTGACCCGGCCAGTAGCGACGCAGACGCGATTCGCTTCCTGGTCGGGGACACCAACCCGGCTGCGTACTTCCTCAACGACGCCGAGATCGCCTATCTGCTGGCCAAGTACAACGGCGACGTCACCGAGGCAGCGGGAGCCGCAGCCGAGGCCATTGCGGCCGAACTGAGCCGCGAGGTCACCTACTCCGCGGACGGCGTGTCGGTCTCGGCCGACTCGCTGGCGGCCAAGTTCTACACGGTCGGCGAGAAGATCCGCACCCTCGGGCTGCGTACCGACGTGGGCGCGGGTCCGGACGTCGGCGGCATCATGATCGGCGAGGTCTACGACGACTCGATCCGCCCGCTGGTCTTCAGCGTCGGCATGCACGACAACTTCCGGGCCGGCCAGCAGGACTTCGGCGGCTCCTACCTGCCGCCCGCGCTGGACTACTCCAGCCGCGCCTACGGTGCGGTCGCGGCCCAGGCGCGCGGACTGGTGGCGGCAGCGACCGCGGCGATGGCGAACAACGTGATCGAGGGACCGCCGTCCCAGACCAGCGGGCCGTTGCCGTGAGTGCGCCGTGGGTCGCGCCCGATCAGCCGGTCGACAACCCGCTGCCGCCGGTGGTGGTCAGCCCGTGGGCGCGTTCCTACGCGCGTCGCCATGCCACCGCGCACATGTACTACACCGTGGCGATCACCCGGATGGTCGCCGGCGCGTTCGATGAGGCCACCGGCGGGATCACCTCGCAGATCGGCGTGGCGGTCTATCAGGGCCCGGCCCGGATCTGGACGGTCGCCGGCCCGATGGTGATCTCCTCGGGCGAGGACCAGATGAGCTTCAGCCAGACCAACATGTCCATCCCGTGGGACACCGACCCGGTGCCGCGCCGCGACGACATCGCCTCGGTGCTCGACTACCAGCTGCGCGACGGGTTCGGCGACCCGGCGCTGCTCGGGCGCCACTTCCGCATCCTGGACGTGCAGCTGGGCGGGCAGATGTATGCCGCGCGGCGGATGAGCGTGTCGGTGGTCAGCGCCAGTTCAGCCTGGGGCGAGGACAGCCTGCGATGACGGCGGCATTTGCAGATCTCACCAACCTGTCCGCCCGCTTCGGCGCGGCATCCGGGCAGAGCTTCGCCACCGCGGCCGAGAAGCTGGTGCACTCCTACGGCCAGCAGATCGCCCAGGTGGCCCAGACCATGGCGCCGGTGCGGACCGGCGCGCTGCGCGACTCGATCACGGTGAGCTACCCGGCCGCGCTGACCGCGGTGATCGGCCCGCACCAGCCCTATGCCGCCTACATGGAGTACGGCACCGCCAGCCGCGGCGAGTTCGGCGGTGCGGTCTACACGATCCGGCCCAAGAAGCCTGGCGGCGTGCTGGTGTTCAAGGTCGGCGGGCGGACCGTCTACGCCAAGATGGTCAAGCATCCCGGGGTGCCGCCGCACCCGTACATGCGACCGGCCTTCGAGCGGGTCATCACCCCGTTCGGGCAGGCGCTGGGCGAGCTTGGCAGTAGTTATGTCAACTACGGACCGAACCAGCCGGCATCCCGACCTACCCAGGCCGCGGCATGACCGCGGGGTTTCGGGGCAACGGGCGCACCCAGACGGTGCCGGCGCCGTTACGACGCCGCTTTCTGACCGATGTGTTGCTCACCCAGCTGGCCATCACTGGCAAGCCGGTGGGCGACGCGGTCTCCCCCGCTGCCGGTGGCTGGATTGGTGAGCCCAACGCCGACGGCTCCAACTTCGTCCCGTACGTGGTGCTGGTGCCCGGTGGCGCAACCATCTCCTCCGGGCCGTTCGGCAACACCCAGGCCGACTGGCAACTGGCCTACACCCTGACCAGCTTCGGGGTCAGCCGCGAACAGTGCGAGTGGATGGCCGACGAGGCGCGCGCGGCTGCCGTGACGCTGGAGCGCCAAACCGTCATGCTCAACGGTGACGGGTACGCGGTGCAGCAGGCGCGCGAGCAGGTGATCGGGCCGGTGCAGCGGGTGGACGCCACCGAGCCGGCCTACTACGGGCAGACCGATTCAGTCACATTGTGGATCAGCAGGGAGTTGTTCTCATGACCGAGACACCGGCAGACACCACCGCAACCGACCAGCCGGCAACCGCCAGCGCAGAGTCCGGTCAGCCCGGCGCATCCCAGCCGGTGGGCCAGACCTCGGACCCGGCTCAGGCGCCGGTGTCGCAGGTGGCCCCCGATGCTCCTGGCGCAGCGCCCGAAGCTACCGAAGCACCGCCCGCCGACGCGCCGCGCCATCGCCCCGGTGGCGCTCCCGCCGCGAGTGCGGCGGTCACCAAGATGAGCGGCGAGTTGGGCGAGGTCGAGGTCCTTGGCGGGCCCAAGTCGAAGGCAATGTGGGAGAACCACGGCTGGTCGGCGTCATGACCGCACCGGCATCCACGGAGAACCTCAAGTTCGCCACGCTGCCCAACGCCCCGGTGGCGACGATCATGAGCCTCAAGTCCGAGGCACTGTGGCTCGATCTCGGCTGGGCCAAGACCACCGAGGACAACAACCTCGGCGACGCCGCCACCGCAGCGTTGAAGTGGATCGACGTCACCAACGCCACGCTGAGCGGCGCCGCGGCCGAGATCCTGGCGCAGTCCGAGGCCTTGTGGGACACCAAGGACTGGGTGGCCAGCAACCCGAGCGTGCCGGCGACCGGAGCCACCGCGGGCACGCCGGGCACCTTCACCCCGGCCGGTGCGACGCATCCGGCCAACCTGGCCGCGATGACCGGGCTGACCGCCAGCCCGGCGACGGCGTGGACCACCGGTCAGTCGGTCAAGCCAGCCGACAACAGCGATGCGCACTGGACCGGAACCGCCTGGGCGGCCGGCCTGGCTCCCTGAGCCGGATGACGTGACGGAGATGGTCTGATGAACCAGAGCACCGATGGCAGAAGGAGTGGGACATGTCCCGGTTGATTCCGAACGAACGCACCTGGATCGGCTTCGGGCTCGCATGTGCCGACCTGGAAGCCCCCACCGAGGCGGAGATTACCGCTGCGGTCGACCTCACCTGCCTGATCGTGTCGCTGAACGCGAGCGCTACCGGCAACACGGTGCCCACGCCGGCGTTCTGCTCGCTGTTCGAGACCAGTGTGCCCGGCACCTCGACGGCAACCTTCACCGCCGACTTCTACCGCGACGACGATCCTGGTGTCGACGGTGACGCGGCCTGGAAGGCGTTGCCCCGCGGGCAGCGCGGCTACTTCTTCATCTCTCGCTTCGGCGGGTCCGGACCGGCGCAGATCCCGATGACCGGCGACGACGTCGAGGTCTGGCCGGTCTACATCGTGTCCCGCGCGATGACCAACATGGCCTCCAACACTGCGATGACCTTCACCATGACCGGATCGGTGCCTGAGGTGCCGGCCGAGGACGCGGTGGTTGCCGCCTGACGCAGGGAAGGTTGCATGCCATGAACCTGGCGGAACAGTTACAGGCGGCCAGTTCCTCGGGCCTGAGTCTGGGCTGGCTGATCTTCATCATCGTGCTCGTGGTGCTGGCGATCTTTGGTCTGATCTACATCTTTCGTGGCCGCTGGCGCCGCTAGGCGCACCATCCAGGACAGGGACCGGAGCGGTGACTGGCCCAGACTCCCGCCCCGGCTCCCCATTCCTTGATTTCTCGCCCGTGTGACTGATACTGCCCAGGTGGCAGACACCGTACGCATCTCCAAGTCCGGCTCCAAGGCGACTGAGGAACTCGCTGCGGCGAACGCCCAGCGCAGCGAGGCCCGCAACCGGGCCACCTTCGACATGCTGGTCAAGAAGCGCCACCTCGAACGCGAGGTGCCGATCAAGATCCCCGGTGACGACGGCGAACTGACCGAGGTCACCATGCTGTTTCGAGCCATCGGCGCCCGCGACTACGACCGGTTGATGACCAAGCACCCGCCGACCACCGAGCAGCGCGCGGAGGGGTCCAACTACAACATCCACACCTTCGGGCCGGCGCTGATCGCCCGGGTGTGCGTGGACCCGGAGATCAGCGAGCAGGACACCCTGCAGATCTGGAACTCCTCGGACTGGAACCGGGGAGAGGTGATGAGCCTGTTCACCGCGGCGGTGGAGATCTGCAACAAGGGGCTGGACATCCCTTTTACCGGGCTCGGCTGAGATACGACGGGATCTTCCACGCCGAACTGCGCTTCTGCAACGACAACGGCATGCCGCACTCGGCGTTCATGGAGTGGGACGCCGAGGATCGGGCCAAGACGCTGGCCTACATGTTCGAGGAAGCCGAGCGCTGTTCGATGTGCGGCACCGCTGCCTGGGAGTGGGACGAGGCGCAGGGTGGCACCAAGCGCGCCTACCAGCCGGTGATGAAGACCTGCCTGGGCTGCTACTACAAGGAGATCGCCCGCGAGGGGCAGGACATCGGCCCGGGTGTCACGGTGGAACTGGAACGTCCTGGGACGATGGATGCAGCCAAACGGGCCATGCTCGCCAACAGATTGGCCCGCCGGGACCGGCAGAACGCGAAGGAGGCGGCGGGTAAATGAGCGCCCCGAACGCCACCGACCCGAATGTCGTCCTGACCGCGAACGTCGCTCAGTACCAGGCCTCGATGGGCCAGGCGCAGACCTCCACCGATGGCCTGATCGACAAGCTGAACTCGCTCAACAAGGCGATGGACAACGTCTTCAAGAGCGCCGGTCGCAAGCTGGAAATCTTCGGCGCCGGCTCGATGGCGGCCATCGGCGGCGCGGTCACCGCACTGGCCCAGGTGGATGCCCAGCTGCGCCAGGTGCGCGCGCAGGTGGCCCTGGTCGGCAACGGCGCCACCGACGTCAACAAGCTGTCCCAGAACGTCCGCACGCTCTCGGCCAACCTGGGCCAACCACAGCAGCAGATCACCGCGCTGATGACCACCATCTCGGCGCTCGGCGTGCAGGGCACGGCCAACATCGAGAAGCTCACCAAGACCTTCACCCAGCTACAAATGATCACTGGGGAGTCCGGCCCGGGGCTGGCCAACTCACTGATCGGGCTGACCCGCTCGATGGGCAACTCGCTGGACCCGAACCAGATCAACCAGTACGCCTCCTCGGTGGCGAACCTGTCCGCCAAGATGGGCACCAGCGCCACCGGGATCACCCAGTTCGCCCAGGCCATCCAGCCGCTGGGCAAGCTGCTCGGGCTCAACGAGACCCAGCTGCTGGGTGTGTCCGGCGCGTTCAGCAAGGCCGGCGCGGACTCCCAGGCGGCGGCCAACGCCTTCGGCCAGATCGCCACCTTGCTGACCAACGACGTGCAGACCGGCAACCCGCAGATCAAGCAGTTCGCGGACCTGCTCGGGGTCAGCACCGACGCGATGACCAAGCTGGTCAAGACCAACCCCGCCGAGGCGATGAACGGCCTGTTCGAGTCGCTGAACAAGCGCGGCCCGCAGGCCCTGCAGTTCCTGCAGAGCATCGGCCTGGACGGCGTGCGCTCGCTCAACGCCATCCAGCGGGTCTCCCAGGGCGGCGGGCTGGCCGAGGGCCTGGGCATCGCCGCCAGCGCCAAGCCCGGTGACCTGACCAAGGGCACCGCTGCGTCGATGAACGACCTGGACGCCCAACTCACCAAGGTGGGCCACACCATCCAGGACCTGGTGACCGGTCCGTTCGCAGCGCTGGAGAAGGTCTTCACCGCTGTGGTCAAGGGCGTCAACTTCGTCCTGCAGGGTTTCGAGAAGTTCGCCAACATGCCCGGCATCCACCAGCTGATGGAAGCCATGGGCGTGCTGGCCGCGGCTGCTGCGCCGGTCATTGCGCTGGGCGGAGCCCTGCTCACCCTGGTGCCGGTGCTGGCCCACCTGGGCATCCTGTGGACACTGATCTTCAGCAAGACCGGTGTGTCCATGGTCAGCGGGATACGCGACGGGATGCGCGGGGTGCGGGCCGAGGCGCAGGGCACCACGGCGACCATGTCGGCGGCTCAGCGCTCGATGATGATCCCGCGCGACCAGCCGGGCTCGCCCGGCCTGATCCGCCGCGGCATCTACGGCGGCGGGGCCTTCATGGGTCGCCAGGCCGGGCGCTACCTCCCCGAGCAAGAGCCGGGCGCTGCCGCCGGGTTCTTCCGTCGCACGCTGGGCCTGGCCGGGCGGGGCGCGATGGGCGCAGCCAACATGATGTACTTCAACCCGGCCGGCCAGCTGATCCGCGGGGTCGGCGCGATGGCCACCGGTGGCATCGGCGGTGCTGCCGAGCAGGCGCTGAACCGGCCGTCAACGACACCCGGGTTGCCGTTCCTCAATGCGGCCGGCCGGCGGGTGTTCCCGATGGGCGGCGCCACTCCGGGTGCCACCGCGGCCGGGGACAGCGCGCGGGCCGCACAGGCCGCGATGGGCGCGGAGATGACCCGCACCCAGAAGATCATGGGCAGCTTCGGCGTGAGCATGTCGAATGCGGCCAAGAACGTCGGGGCGCAGTTCAGCGCGCTGGGGAAGAAGCTGGTCGGTGTCTCGGATGCCGCGGTGGGCGCATCGACCCGGCAGACGGGAGCCAACGACGCCGAGGCTGCCGCGGCCAATGAGGCCTCGGCTTCGCTGCGAGTGCTGGCCGGGCGAGCAGCGACCGCCGGCGCAGCGATGGGTGCTTCGGCCATCGGCGGCCTGGCGCGCGGTGGGATGCGGGCCGGCGCCGGGCTGATGGGCGCGTTGGGCGGCCCGTGGGGGATGGCGATCACCGGGGCGCTCATCGGCGGCCCGATGCTCTATTCCGCTTATCAAAATCGCAACAAGCAAATCGGCACAGACGACATGGAGAAGATGGCCGGCTCCACCGTCGGTTCACTGAACTCGTTCAACGCCGCCACCGGCGGTGCCACCACCTCGCTCAAGAGCATGACAGATGCAGCGACCGCTGCCGCGAAGAAGATCTCCCAGGGTGGTCTGGCAACCAACGCGCCGGCCTTCGGCAAGGCAGAGATCGCTGCATCGACCGATGCCGCGTTCAAGGCAGCGGGCTACGACCCGAAGTCGAAGTCGACCACCACCGAGCAGATCGCCCAGCTGCAGTCCACCATCCTGACCCAGATCAGCCGGCCCGGTGGTGGCCCGCTGACCGCGACCCAGCAGCAGAACCTGCGCCAGCAACTGGAACATCTGCTGCCGGACAACATCCCGGAGGCCAAGAAGTACTACCAGTCGCTCTCGGACGCGACGAACAAGTTCACCCAGGCGCCGCAGGCGCTGACGGTCGCATACCAGACCTTCAACACGCTGGGCAAGGACTACATCGACAACATCAAGCGTGCCGCTGGTACCGCGCTGACCTTCAACGACGCGTGGGAGTCCAAGGGCTCACAGCGCGCGCGGGATCGCAGCACCACCCCACTCGGGGTGCTCAACCTGCAGTCCGCCGCGTCCAGCGGCGCGGCCCGGACTCAGATATCCAACGTTTTGCGTGCCGAGATCCTCGGCGCGGCTGTTGCCGTGCAGGGAGGTTCGGTCACCGGTAGCGGTCCGACGGTCAACGTGCCCCAATACGGCCAGGTACGGACCCGAGCGCCGGCCACCACACCGGTGAATGTGCCGGGCTACGGCACGGTGCGTGGGCGTGCGCTGCCACCCGATCAGCCCTCATCAATACTCGGTGGTGGCGGGGCCGGCATCGGTGGCACCGGAGCATGGTTCAAGGCGCTGGCGACCAAGCTCGGGCTGCCGGCCGAGTACGGCAACGTGACGAACCTGCAGGACTTCGTCGCCAAGATGTTCGCCTCCAAGGACAAGAACGTCGTCAACGAGGCCACCCGGATCTTCGGCAAGAAGGGGGAGATCGACTACTCCGATCCGCAAAAAGCGCTCAAGCAGATGCAGGATTCCCAGGACGCCAACCGGGCCGCGATGGCGGCGCAGGAGAAGAACATCCGGCAGTACGCCTTCAAGGCGTTCGACCTGCAGAGCATCGGCATCAAGGCGGGTTCGCAGGGCGCCAAGGACATCGGTGACGTGCTGGGCGGGTCCAAGAGCCAGGACCCGATCACCTACTCGCGCGCGGTGGATGCCGCGGCCGACTCACTGACCAAGGCCGGCATGTCGGCGACCGATTCCACCGCGGCGTTCTCCAAGTGGTCGGCCGGTCTGGACCAGTCCCAGCCAGCGACGAAGCAACTCACTGCTGACGTGCTGGATTTGACGAACAAGATCAATGATATGAAGCAGTCGACCATGTCGGCGCCGCAGCTGTTGGGTTCGCTGCGCCAGCAGAAGGCAGCGATCGACCCGAACGACCCGAACGCACCGCAGGAGCGTGCTCGGATCAGGGACCAGCAGATCCAGGCCCAGCAGGGCGTGTACAGCCAGGCCCAGCAGTATCTGCTGGCGATGCACAGTTTCAACATCCAGCGCCAGCGCAGTGCGGAGGACTACAACCTTCAGGTCAGCCGATCCACCGAGCAGTTCAACCTGCAGATGGAGCGCGCGAATTTCGATTATCACAAGCAGGTCGAACGCTCGGATACGCAGTTCCACCTGCAGCAGAGCCGCAGCGAAACGGCGTTCCAGCTGCAGATGAAGCAGTCCACCGAGGACTACAACAAGTCGCGCGCGCGGGCCACCCGTGACTTCATCTACCAGGAGCAGCAGTACGTCAAGGGTGTGGCGCAGAGCCTGGACCCGTACAGCCAGATGCAGGCCCAGTCGGTCAACGACGCCAGCATGGTGCTGCAGAACATGAGCACCCAGAACCAGGCGTACAAGGACGCCGGCAAACAGCTGGATGCGCTGCGCAAGATGGGCCTTTCGCAAAACGCCATCGACGTGCTCGGCCTCTCAGACCCGAAGAACATCCAGCAACTGGCGCGTACCTACTCCGACCTGGCCGCCAACCCGACGCTGATCAAGTCCTACAACGACTCGATCAAGGGCCGGCTGAAGTGGACCAAGGGCCTGGCCACCGACCAGTCCTCCACCGAGTGGCGCAACATGAAGCACCAGTTCGACACCGCGGCCAACGATGCCAAGACCGACTTCGACAACGCGATGTCGCGCGCCGAGAAGGCGTTCAAGCTGCAGGAGAAGAACGCCCAGACCGACTTCCAGACGATCACCCAGCAGAACGCCGACGACTTCAAGGAACAGACGCAGAACTCCGAGCATGACTTCAACGTCCAGATGACCAACATGCGGACCGACTACGAGACCTCGCTCAAGCGGTCCCTGCACGACGTCAACGACTTCGCCACCGAGGCCTACGGCACCGCCAACCAGATCATGGCCAGGGCGCTGGCGACCTCCAAGGGCAACCTGCACGCCTTTTTCCAGGCAGCCGAGGACGAGTTCCACAGTGTCAACATCACGTACTCAGGCAGCGGTAGCGGTGGTGGTGGGGCCGGCGGCGCCAACCCGTTCACTGGCAACAAGGGCAAGGTCTATGCCGGGCTGGCAGCCGCCGGGTTCTCCGAGACCGCCATCGCCGGGCTGATGGGCAACATCGTGCACGAGTCGAACTTCAACCCCACCGCCAGTGACGGCACCGCCTACGGCATCGTGCAGTGGCAGGGCAACCGACTGGCGGCGTTGCAGCGCTACGCGAACGCGCACCACAAGCCGATCTCCGATTTGCAGACGCAGATCAACTTCATGGTTGCGGAACTGAAAGGCGGCGGCTACGTCAGCGCAGGGCAACTGAACGCCGAGCCGAGCGCGGCGCTGGCGGCCAACCTGATCAACGCCAAGTACGAGGTCAGCGGCGACAAGACCAACAAGCGCCCGGCCTCGGCCACCGCGTACTACGCCCAGATCCACGCAGCGAACGCCTCGAACAGTCACAAGCCGGTCTCCGCGTCGCTGCATCGAGGGCGCACCGACCAGGGCGTGGACTGGACCGGTGCGGGTTCGGTGTACGCGGTGGGCCCCGGCAAAATCGTCAACCTGCACAATTCTGGCTGGCCCGGCGCCGGGGCGTTCATCACCCTGAAGCTCGATCACCCGCTCAGCGGTGGTCGCGGCTACGTGTACTACGCCGAGGACATCCGGCCATCGGTGCGCATCGGTCAGCATGTGGCCGGCGGGGCGACCATCGGGAAGGCGACCGGTGGGTCCACCGGTATCGAGATCGGCTGGGCGGCACCGCCCGGCACCACCGGAGAGACGCTGGCCGCCTCACGCGGCCACCAGGCACCCGGCGCAGACCCCGGTGAGCGGCCCAGCCCGGAGGGCAAGGACTTCGCGAAGGTGTACTTGGCCGAGGGTGGAGTCGTGCACGGTGGCCGAACGGCGCACCTCGGCGAACGCGGCCCGGAGGCGGTGCTGCCGCTCAACCAGCGCGGGGTGGACTTCATCCTGCATCTGGCCCAGCAGATGAACCACGCGGCTGGGTCGGCACGGATGGGCAGGCAGTACGCCAGCCCGGTCGCTCAGACGATCAATCACACCCACGTGGACTCCTCCACCAACTTCACCGGTGAGATCACCGTGCAGGCCCAGGACCCGAACGCGATGGCCGTTGCCCTGCAGAACAAGGCGCGGCTGCGGGCGCTGACCAACCCGGGCCTGGCAACCGCGTCGCAGGCAGGTGTGTGATGGCTACCCGAGTCACTCCGTCGATCATCACCAGCGGTGGTTCGGCTGACGTCCCGACCAAGTGGGGCGAGGCGGACTTCCGCTGCTGGCTGACCAACTGGGACGGGATGATGTCCCTGGACGACCACATCAAATACATCGTGGAGGCATCCTCGTTCCAGGCCTCGACCATGACCTGGCGCCGTAACCAGGTGCAGGGCCCCTACGTAGCCGGCAAGTTCACCGTCTCGGCGGTGCCGGACACCGTGGTCGAGAACGTCGCGGTGTGGGTGCTCGGGGACAACCAGACCGATCTGGCCCAGAACCTGTCGGACCTGATCGAGGCTGTCTCCCAGCCGGCCTACCAGCTGATCTACTCGCTGGACGAGATGGCCTACACCTGGAACTGCGAGATGGCCGACTACACCATGGACTTCACCCACACCAACGCCTTCGCCCGCCAGGTGCTGTTCAAATTCGCGGTGCCACGGCTTCCTGCGGTGACCATGGGGCCGCTGACGTGACCAGCTTCGTTTCCTCCTACGGTTCGTCGTACTTCCTGTCGCTGCTGTTCGGTCGAGTCACGACGCCGCCGGCCAACTACTACATCGCGCTGTGCCAAGACATCCCGGACAACAACGATGACGGCGCGGACCTGAGCGAGCCGTCGATCACTGCCAACTACGCGCGGGTGGCGGTGCCGAATGACACCGCACACTGGGTGTCCTCGGGCTACGACGAGGTGATCAATGCAGCCACCATCGTCTGGCCGATCGTCGGCGCCGACACCGACTGGGGGCGGCTGACCGCCTTCGCGCTGTGCGACGTGGCCACCGTGGGCTCGGGCAACGTGCTCATCTTCGGGCTGCTGACCCCGGCGCAGGCGCCGCAGGAGTTGAGCCAGCTGTCGGTCAAGCCCGGCGGTCTGCTGATCTCGCTGTCCTCGATCAGCGCGAACTACGAGCCGACATGACCAACCCAGCCGGTGCCGAGACCGCGACAACCTACATCGGGATGCCGCTGCAGGTCGAGATGCGCGCATCCATGATCATGGAACTGGACACGCCCTACCAACCACCGCCGCCGCAGATCGTGCCGTTGCGGCACTACCGCGCGGTGATGAACGACTATCTGTTGATGAACGGCATCCCGGTCTCCCCGCCGATCTTCGACGCCACCGTGCCGGTGACGGTGACCTACACACCGGGGCTGGCCGAAACGCCCACCACCCGGCCGCTGCCGCGGGCGGTCAACACCGGTGCCACGCTGCGCTGGATCGCCGATGACCAGGCGATCAGCGGTGACGAGGAGACGATGACCTGGGTCGGCATGGATGCCAAGGGCAACGACGGGCTCAACCCCTGGACCAGCTATGACGTCTTCCGGCCACTGTTCAACGACGACAACACCTACGCCATCGGACACGAACTGTTCGCGCGCAGCGGGTTGGTCTTCGATGCCAGCCAGGCCACGAACATGTCGACCCAGGTCAGCATCAACGATCAGGCCAGCGACAAGGGAGTGACCTGGCTGATCGTGGCGGCGCTGATGCCGTTGCTGGCCGGCCAGACCCTGCACTCGGTGCTGGTCACCGGCGATGAGATCTTCGGCTACCGTGACCTGCCGTTCAACCAGGCCGACTCGGCCAACGGGTTGCAGCAGGAACTGCAGCTGACCCCCACCGGGATCTCGGTGTGGCAGTACGGCGGGGTCGACTTCAACGGTGTGCCGATCTCACCGGTGCAGGCCGCGGCCAACTACGCGGTGTTGACCGGCTCGCGTCCGGTGGCCTGGATGGCGAACTTCGGCATGGCGATCGGCGCGCGCCGGGTCGGGCCGAAGAACCTGACCTCGGTGGTCAACGGGCCCGCCCAGGTGCGGCAGTCGATGGACACCAGCTACGCGCTGGGCCGAGCCCGCAACCTGGTCAGCGCGAGCACCTCGGCCAGCATGATCCTGTACGAGGTCAACTACTTCGACCACCTGCTGAGCACCACCGAGATCGCCACCGCGCTGGCCGCGGTCACCTCCTGCTACGGAATCGACAAATGAGCGCACCGCAGCCGTGGACCCAGCAGGTGGTGGACCGCAGCGACGCCGGCCAGCACCGGGTCTGGGTCACCCGGCCCGGTCATGCCGCGGTGGACGTGACGTACTTCCGCAACATCCCGGCCCAGTTGTCCAGCTACGTGTTCGCCGACCCGTTCGGGCCGTCCACCGCAGAGATTTCCTTCCCGCAGATCACCGCGTACGAGCAGCCCGGCGAGGGCGACCTGTTCTGGCTGCACCAGGGCGCTGACGTCAACATCACCTGGGTCTATGCCAGCACCGGGCTGGCCTCCACCACGTGGCGCTGGGAGGGCTACATCGCCTCCCTGGCCTACGCCCAGGACGAGAGCAGTTCCTCAGTCAGCGTCCAGTGCAAGGGCGCGCTCTACCAGGTGGACAACTTCCTGGCCGAGCCGCAGTTCATCGTCTCGCCGCTGCCCTACGAACTGGCCATCAAGCAGCGCCTGGACCCGACCACCACGCCTGACCTGCACACCGGCGCGCTGACCGTCACCTTCCCGTCCTACTGGACCACCACGGTGCCGGCCTCGGCACTGACCGGGTTCGCCGAACTGCGCCCGCAAGGGGTCAAGACCGGCGACAAGTGGACCGGGCTGGTGACCCGTTCGACCGGCTCGTGGGACAAGCGGCTGACCAGCTACATCCAGGGCCTGCTCTCGATGATGTTCGTGCCGGACGGCTCGCAGTGGACGGTGATCCTCAACTACGGGCGCAAGCCGCAGCTGCTGGTGCGCCAGATCCGCTACAGCATCGACAGCTACACCCATGAGGTGACACTGGGCCAGCCGGGGGTCAGCGCCAGCCTGAACGAGGACTGGACCCAGGCCGCCAACGTCTACTTCGGCAAGGGCACCGACGTGGGCGGCGACGACTTCTCCAACGAGGTGATCTCCAACGGCGGCGGCAAGACTGGCTACCTGCCCTTCGCCGCGCAGCACCAGGTCTACCCCGCAGCCACGTCCAACAAGTGGTGGACCAAGGACGTGATGCGCCAGGAGACGCACGTGCAGTTCGACCAGGGCATCAGCCCGATCGACGCGCAGGCGGTGGCCATCAGTTCGCTGCAGCGCAGCGCCCATCCCGGCTACACCGGCACCATCACGCTCAAGGTCGACACCGAGCGCAACAACGCCACCTACTCGCGCTGGCTGTTGATGCCCGGTATGCAGATCTACCTGCACGGCTTCAAGGGCGTCGGGGTGCTGCTGCACATCGCCCAGGTGTCCGCCAACGTGGCCGACGGCTCGGTGGAACTGACCGTGGACTCCAAGTTCCGCGATCTGCTGACCATCGAGCAGGTCCGCGCGCGCAGCCGTGATGCCCTCTCGACCATCCGGGCGCTGCAGGTCGGCAAGCTGTCGGTGCAGATCAACGACCAGCAAAAGCGTTGGAGCTACTCGGCCGGCTCGGGCGTCATCCCGTCCTCACCGATCACCGGGCAGCCCAACGGCAAGGACCTGTTCGTCAAGTACAACACCGCCAACGAGGCGTTCCCGTGGCGCAACCTGGTCAAGAAGTACCCGCCGCACAAGCACCCGACCTGGTACATCAGGATCGAGAAACCGTCCACCGACTTCACCAAGAACTGGTCCGGGTCCGGGACCAAGCGCTATGCCATCGGCGTGCTGCTGAGCCAGTCCGGCAACATCCGGATGACCCAGATCGCGGCCTATGACGCCAACGGCAACGTCATGAAGATCCCGTTCCACGTCAGCTTCTACACCGCCGCCGGGATCAACCCGACGTCGATGCCGATGATCCCCAAGGACAAGACCAACCCGTCCTACCTGGCCAGCCTGAAAAACCACGCCGGCCAGCACTACCCGTTCTTCCCCGGTGCGTTCGAGTCGATCTACCCGGACGGCTCGCCCAAGGTGAGCGGTGACTTCACCAACCACCAGGACAGCTTCATGCTCGGCTGGGGCAACTACTACCAGCGGGCCGGCTACTACCCGGGCCTGTACGGCGACCACGACAAGGTCACCGGGCTGCTGGTGGACGAGACGACGTGGTCCTACGACACCACCAAGGCCAACTTCCTGCTCAACCCGACCTATCCGGCCAAGGTGGCGCAGAACAAGCTGGCCGGCCTGGTCTACATCATGATCTACGCCGAGGCGCTGCCACGCAATCAGCCGGTGTTCTTCCTGGGCCGGTGCTTCCGTGACGTCCTGGGGGCCACATGAACGGTTATGTCACCGACTACGTTGCCGGCCTGTGGCTGGCGACCTTCGGCCACGGCTGCTGGACGAGCCTGCATCTGTCCAGCCCGATCGTCAACGGCGCTACCCAGTCCGAGGTCAGCGGCGGCACCTACCTGCGCCAGCCGGCGGCCTTCGCGATGTTCGGCACCCGCACCACCTGGATCGCCAGCGACTCGGTCTTCATCGGTCTGCCGGCGGCCAAGATTTCCTGGATCGGTTTCTGGGACGCGCAGTACAACGGGCACCTGCTGACCTGCGCGCCGCTGGACACCCCGGTCAGCGTGCTCGCCGGCGGCTCGATGAAGATCGCTGCGCACACCTACGCGGTCTCGCTCGGGGTGCCGAGTTGACCAAGATCAACTTCTTTTGGGCAAAAAAATAGGCCCTGACCGCCCCCGAAGGGACGGCCAGGGCCAGGTTGTTCAGAAGGTGATGCGCCGATCGACCTTGCGCAGTCCGGAGTTGTAGTTGGTCACGATCAACTCGACCAGTCTGTTCGAGCGTGACACCGAACCGCCGCCGCCAGGCGTGATGGCGATGGCCGCGGCTTTCCACCCTCCGACCGTGCGCCGGCCCAACGTCGTGGACAGACGCTTGAGGTCGATGTTCGTCGGGTTCTTGTGGATCGCCGTGGCGATGGCCTGGATGATCATGTTGTCCCAGGAGTCCGGTTCGCGTCCCCAGGCTGCCTCGGCCACCTCCAGGGTGTCGGCCAGCAGCACGGCGCCGCCCTTGACCACGATGCGCCGGGCCGAGTCGATGGCACCGATCTTGTTCACCGACGGTGATGCTGCGATCTCCAGGTTGCGCGACCGCACCGCCGCGTCCATGGCGATCTCGATCGGCTCGCCCGAGAACAGGCTGATCCGGAACGTGTCGAACGGACGTTCGCCCAGACGCTGCTTGTTCAGCTTGAGGTGCATCCGCGCCTCTTGCCGGCGGGTGAGCCCGGTATGGACCTCGCAGTCCATCTCGAAGTCCTCACCCTCGATGCGCCGGGCCACCTCGTTGCGGTGCTGGCCGTCGATGAGCCAGCACGACCCGTCCTTGCGCCGCGAGACGAGCAGGGTGCCGACGTAGAGCCGATCCCAGTCGGCCTCCAGCTTGGTCAGCTGCTTGGGGTTGATCAGGCGTTGCACGACAGGATCGACGTGCAGATCCCTGACCCTGATCTTCTCGAAGGTCTTGATGACCTTCCTCTTGACGAGCACCATGAGGTGCCTTTCCGGCGGTGCGCTCGGTCATCCCGAATAGGATGACGTCAACGGGCGCTTCATCGCCCTTGCTGGCCAGCCCCCGTTCTCACAGGTCCGGGGGCTGGTCGTACTCTAACCCTTCTCCTTCCGCAATCCGATGTACTCGATGTCGGCCATCTCGCCGACCACATGGATCTGACGAGCCAGGTCCATCGCTGCGGCGGTGACCAGTTCCAGCGTCCAGTGCACCTGGTACTCCGACGCGGTGCCGTACAGCGCCCGGCGAAACGCCTCCTCGGTGCAGACCAGGCCCATCCGGGCCAGTTCCTCATCGGACCAGACGTCCCAGGCGTGCAGGGTGTCGAAGCCGATCCAGCCACCACAGTCGGCGAAGGTGACGGCCGGGTGCGCCGGCGGGCGCGGCTTGTCGTAGAAGCCCGGGATCACGATCGGGTGGTCGGTGCCGGCGGTCTCCTGGATCAGCGCATCGGTGGCCTCCCAGAAGTCGAGGGATGGTTTCGGGCCGTAGGTGAGCCCGCCGTGCACCGACACGTCCAAGTCGTCGTAGTCGGTGCAGCCGGTCCACGGGTGGCCCTCCCAGGGGATCTGGGCATAGCCGTTGGCGCCGGCGATGTAGCCCGAGCGGCCCATCACCGCCCAGCGGATGTTGTGGACCCAGCCGTTGCAGATCCGCTTGCCGCTGACGTGATCGGCCTCGAACGCCTCATACGGCCACGCCCGCATGTCGGCCATCGGCTCACCTGCCCAACAGTGGAATGGCCGAGGCGGCGTCGGCCAGCGCCTCGAACAACCGGCCTTGCAGCTTGGTCGCTTCGTCCTCGCGGAAGTCGACAATCATCCTGACCCGGTTGCTGACCCGCTCGCGCATCACCTGGTAGTGGAACCCGGCGGTGTCCACCGCGGTGACCACCCGGATCTCGATCCGCTTCGGGTGTTGGCTGGGCCGCACGTAGTGCTCGTTCTGGTTGCCGTCGCGGTCGACACCGACCTCGGTGTCATCGCCGGTGATCATCCAGGCCTCGTTGGTCAGCATCCAGCCGAGCATGTCCATGCCGTGCACGCAGAAGTCGTTGCGCAGTGCCTCGCGCGCCTCGGTCGATTCGCGGATGTTGTCCGCGAGGAAGTGCAACACCTGCGCCATGATCGGGCCGTCCCACTCCGGAAGCTGGAAGTTGATCGGCTTGAACATCATCGCCATCATCTGAAAGCCGGCCCGTTGCATGCTGTCGGCGATGTCGGTGGGCGGCAGGGAGCCGTACATCGACCAGATGTTGGGCTCGACGTCCCAACCCACCTTGTCCATCTCCTCCTCGTGCTCGGCGATGCCGGACGCGATGCCGGCGGCCACCACGTCCCTACGCTCGAAAAGGATGTTGTTGATCACCGTCTGCGGCTCGCCGCCGTAGTCTCGACCCTCGTTGTCGTTGTCGTTCATGTGTTCTTCTCCTTGTAGAACAGCGAAGCAGTGATGAAACCGTCCAGCCAGGTGGCGCCCAATCTGGTCAGGGCTGAGCCCTGCGGGAGGGTGTCGCGGGCCCGCATGGCGCGCTGCAGGGAGGTGTAGGAGACGGCTCCCTCGTCTATCCCGAGCAACGAGAGGTACTGGGGCAGCGCGTCGGTCAGGTCCAACGCCAGGTCGTCCATGGCGGTGATCACCCGGGACAGCAGGATGAAATCCGCGCCGGTCGGGCGGTCCGGCCAGGCCGGGTCGGGTACGGGGTCAGGTGTTCGGCTCAGCCGGTCCTTCCACACTTGCGCGATATTGCGCATGGAGTCTCCTTATGTCTTCGAGTCCGAGCACGGCAACTACGGTGTACTTGCCGCGTATTTCTATCAACTGGATTTGGGCGTCGGGCAGCCCCAGGTGGTTGAGCAGCGCGTCCGCCTCGGTCATCAGGTCGCGGATCTCGCCGCGCCGGGCCAGCACCACGCTGCGCCGCTGCTCCTCCTGCTCCCAGGGGCGCAGGAAGTCCCGTGGCTGCAGCATCACGACGGTGCCGGGGCCGACGTAGTCCATGTCCAGCACGCCGGCCAGGGTGGACCAGCCGACGTAGACCTCGCCCTCGACCACGTCGCACTCGAAGTGCACCGAGCGCTCGCGCGGGTTGCGGACCACGTTGAGCACCCGCACCTTGGACAGCTGCAGGTCCCGCCCGGTGGCGGCGTAGGTCTCCCCGACCCGGATCTCAGATGCCCGCATCGGTGCCCCGCCGAGCTTCGAGCACCTGTGCCACGGTCGGCAGCGACTCGTAGTCGGACATGGACATGTCCAGCAGGCCGCGGTCGATGATGCCGGTGCCGATGCCGTCCTTGAATTTGAGCAGCACCACGGTGCGCAGATGCGGCTCGCTGGCCTTGGTGTGCTTGTGCTCGTGCACCATGGACATGGTGATCAGGTGCATGCCGTCCGGGTCGAGCAGTTCCTCCAGTTCCCCCGGCGCCCAGTGCATGTTGTAGCCGGCGACCAGAGAGTTGCGGTTGATCAGTAGCAGCCGTTCGGTGTCGGCCACCCGGTTGTCGTGCTCGCTCATCGGAACATCGCATCCCGGATCGTGGTGAAGTAGTCGGCCAGGACCCATTCGTTGATCCCGCGTTTGGACATCACCACCGCGATCAGGCTGACGAAGATCTCGACCGCCTGGGGATTGGCCGCGAAGGGCACGTACGCGATGCTGAGCGCCAACAGGGCCAGCATGGCGGTGTTGGTCAGCCGGAACCGTGCTGCAGTCCTACGCAGGTCCTCATCGGTCGTCACGGCTTGTTCGTCCTCGCTGGGTCGGACCCAGCCCCATCGCTTGGCGACAGCGGCGAGAACGGATCGCAGCCGTCGCAGTCGCAGAACCAGGGACTCCACCATCTTGGATCGCCTTCTTCCATCCAACGCAGATATTCGGGGGTCATCGGGTGTTCGGACAGCTGTGCCAGGGCGTCCTTGGGGCACAGCGGCGCATCTTGGAACATCACCAGCGGGCGGATGTCGTGCTCGATGGTGTCGGCGCGCAGCAGTTCGGCGCCGCAGATCCCGCAGCTGATCACTGGGATGATCACTTTCAAGTGCTCGTAATGCAGAAAGGGCCGCAGCACCCAGTAGCGCTGCGGCACCTCATCGGTCATCTCATCCACGCTCGACCGCCAGCCGCAGGGTGACCCCCTCGCCGGTCAGCAGTGCTGCCATGACGCCGGTGACCTGTTGCGGGGTCAGGGTGATCGGCACGGCGTTGTCGCCGGCGGGGTGGGTCAGGTGCTGGTAGAACATCCCGGCCTTGAAGCAGCGGTCCATCATCGTCAGGATCTGGTCCTGCATGGCGGCGTTGGCCGCCACCTCGTCCAGGTTGTCCACGTCCAGGCGGGCCATGGCGCCGGTGAACAGGCCCATCAGCGCCGTGGTCAGTTCGGCCTGACCTTCGCGGTCGTCACTCCAATCGGTGTCGATGTTGGTGAGCACATCGTTGATGGGGCTCAGTTCTTGGTCTGGCTCGGTCATCTCGCTCCTTGATGGTGGTTGGTAGTTCCGGGAAGCGCGTACCGCGCAGGTCGTGAGGGACCACCCACGCCAGGCTGGGGTCAGGGTTTCGCGCCTTGCCGATAAGGAGAACTCTGGAATCGGTTTGACGCGGTACGCGCTGGCTCATTAAACGGCGGCAGCCCGCCCTCCGTTAGGAGTGACGGGCTGTCGTGCGAGGCTGCCGGCGCCGTGCGCGGTCCTGCGGCAGGCCCTCCGTGCTGCGAAGGTACCGGGAATCAACGATGTCCTGCACATAGTGGGCAACCAAGCGCAGGTGCTCCCACAGTGGCGCGTTGTCCGTACACAGGTCACGCACCTCAGCTTCGTAGGAGAAATGATGCATCGTCTGGTGATTGCTGTCGTAGGCCCTCAGCATGTCCCCGACGTGCGTGTGCACGCGGTATTGGGGGTACCTGCCGGTCAGGCCTCCGAGATACTCCCAGTAGCGTGCCTCGCCCTTCTCGGGCACTTCTTCGCGCGCTGCCTGAACCAGTTTCGGATTCCACTCGGGGTCCGAACGCCGGATGACCGGCCTGATCATTTCGCGGACGTAGGGAGTGTTGGGCTCCCGCATCCGTTTCTGATTGGGTTCATGCGGACGAAGATGCACGTACTTGGCTGCAATCTCCAGGAAGATTTGATCATTCCACGAGTCTGGGTGGTTGCGGCGCATATAGCCGTTGAACCTGTCATGGAACTGTCCCAGCTTGTCGGCGTGCCGGCCCTTGAAGACCGGCTTCTTGCGACATGGGACGAGCGCGCCACTGGGCAGCCTCTTGGGCTTGACTTCCTCCCAGTGGTCGAACACGGGTTCCCAGCACTCCAGCGCGAGGCTGACCGCCTCGTAGAGTGCCTGGCGCATACCGGGCGCGAACATGTCGATCTCGACTGTCGGCTTATCCTCGGCCTGCGGTTTCGTCACGTAGCTGAAGGCGAACCCGGGTCGGGTGCTCTCCAGCGGGACGTATCGCTCGGGTGTCATGGAATTCTCCTTTGCACACTCGAATAGCGCACACCATGTGCGCTGAGTCAATTATACCAGATTTCATAGTGCAATAGCGTAGGAGGAGGCCCGCCCCAATCGTCTTCGGGGGGAGGGAGTCATGGGACGGGCCTCCCGTCCAGGGTCCTACTTCACGGGCGAGGGCTGCACGGTGAATCGCAGCTGCTCGTCCTTGTCGTAGAGGCCGACCTCACCGGAGGTGATCGCCTTGGTCAGCACCTTTTCCATCGCGGTGCCGATGCCGTCGGCGTTGACCCCTTCCTTGGCCCCGTGCATGAGGTCCAGCTGCGGGCGCAGGCCCTTGGCCGCATGCACGAAGTCCGCGGTGGTCAGCCCCAGCGGCGTACCGCCGGCGCGAGCCAGCGCGTAGCGCATCGAGCGGTCGATGGCCTCCTTGACGAAGGCCGGGAGGAACCCGTCCATCGCCGCGGCGACCTCGTCGTAGTCGATGCTGTCGTCCAGCAGGTGGCTGGGCACCACCGCCTTGACCAGCCGGATGAAGCCCTGGTGGTCCAGCGCACCGAACTCGGTGACCCCGTCGATGCGGCCGGGTCGCAGCATCGCCTTGTGGATCTTGTCGGTGTGGTTGGTGGTGAGCACCATGGCCAACTCGGTGCCCTTGACCTGGATGCCGTCGAACATGTCCAGCAACTTGGACAGCTGGTCCGGGTTGCCGGACATGGCCAGCGTGTCGACGTCCTCGAAGAACACCACGGCGGGCTGGTAGAGACGTGCGGTCTGCAACGTCTTGTCCAGGTCGTCGCGGCCCGGCCGGCACTGGATGAAGGTCCAGCCGTTCTGCACCGCCTCCTGAGCGGTCAACATCGCCGTCAGGGACTTGCCGGTCCCGTACGGACCGGCCAGCAGGATCGCCCGCTTGAGCGGCAGGCCCATCGCGCGGGTCTGCTCGGTGTGGCGCATCAGCGACCAGATGTTCGCATCCAGCTGCGCCAGCACCTCATCGGAGTAGACCACCTTGGAGCGGTCCACCGAGTACGGGTCGATGAAGGACGGCTCCTCGGCGCCGGTGAACGCCTTGCCCTTGTAGATCGAGTTGGTCTTCAACTCCTCCTCGATCAGGATGAACAGCCCCTGCACCCGCTTGGCGTGCTTCTTGGGTGCGGTGACCTGCATGGCGAACAGCAGACCGAGGTCCCGGTCGTAGTCGGCACCCAGGTCGAAGACCGCGTCCAGCGGCGGGAAGTTCACTCGTCCCCAGGGGATCTGGATCTGGCTGTCGACGCCGTTGTCGATGGTGCGCATCTCCGGGAGCGAGGACCCGAAGAAGCTGTGGATGCCGGCGCCGATGCCGGTCGTGCCCCACTGCTTCATCAGGGCCGACTGGAAGGCGTGCGCGCCGTCCCACGGCCGATAGCGGAAGGACTTGGAGAAGCTGGTCTCCTTCTCCTCGCTCTCGGCATAGGCGACCAGGAAGCGGATGTCCTCCTGGATCGAGGTGGTGCCGGGGAGCACGTAGCTGGTGCCCTCCTTGACGATCTTGTCGGTGCCGACGCGCTGGCCACCCAGTTCGGCCAACCCGTTCAGGATCGCCTCCTGGGTGCGCTGCTCGGCAGTCTTGACTGGTGGTGTTTCGATCGTGGAAGTCACGATGGAATTCTCCTAGAGGTTGTTTTCGTGCATGTGCTGGTACAGGGCGTAGCAGGTGGTGCAGCTGCCGTCGTTGTCGTGGATGTGCTTGCCGTTGTCCGGCATGGTTGCCGGCTCGATCATCACGGTCTTGGCCTTGATGTGCGTCGGCAGCACGACCGTGTTGGCGTAGCTGACCAGGTCGTGCAGGCAGTCACTCAGCTGCCGGTTGGTCATCTTGGCGCCCGGCTCGCTGCCGTCGTACTCGACGGCCACGGTGAAGTGGATGAAGGGCATGGTTTCCCTCCTCTCGGTTCTCCTTGTAGGGGTTTCGGACATAGAAAAAGGGCCACCTGCATCAGGTGGCCCTCGCTCGGTAGCGACTGTGCTTCCTCCTTCCTCCTTAGCGGGTGGGCAGCCGGCCGATCGCCAGGCGTGGCTTCAACTCGGCCGGGGTAGCCGCGTGTGGTGGCCCGGTCATGTGTGCCCGCAGCCGGTGATAGACCCGAGCCAGTTGCACGGCTACCAGGTCCTGGTGGGCCTCGCCGCTGCGTACCGCCGGGGACATGGCACTGCACCGGTTGATCAGCCCGGCCCAGTTCTCAGCAGTGATCAGTGCCGCGCACTCATTACATGCGGCCCAGTCCCCGTCGCTCGCGTCGATCTCGGTGCCGCCGCCGAACGGCATCGGGAAGTTGCGTGCCGGCACCGACCAGTGAATGCCGTCCTGGTCGGTGTTGCAGAAGTCGCAGCGGTAGTTCGCCATGACCTGATCGGGTCGCACCGCCACCGCAGGGTGGTCGGCCAGCTGGTCTTGCTCGCTGTGGTCCCAGCGCTCGAAGTTCGGGTCGGTGTCTTTGGTGAAGCGCACCAGCACCCGCCCGCACACCGCGCAGATGCGCTGGGTGTCCCCGAGACGTACTTCAGTCATGGCAGCACCTTCCCGATGTCGATTCGGTTGTCGAAGCGGGCCAGCATGATCGGCAGCCCTGACTCGGTAGCCGCCTCCTGGGCTAGCGCAGAGATGGACTTCAGCCCGTCGTCGGTGGTGGCGATCAGCGGGAACCACTTGCCGTGCATCTGCACGGCTGCCAGCCCCTCGTCGTCGGGGCCGTGCTGGACCAGGTACATCCAGACCGCCTCGGTGCGCTCACCATTGCCTCCTGGGTTGTCGATCTGCATCGTTCTCCTATCTCGCTAGCAGGTTGACGTGTGGTCTGATCACCAGCGGCTTGTCCTCCGGGCCGCAGATGGTCGGATTGATGTACACGGCTCGTTGGTACCTTTCTCCGTTCATAGGCCCGTACCAGGCTTGCCGCCAATGACCCCTTCTGACCCACCGGTGGTCCCACTCGATCTCGTGGGTGCCCTGGTTGGCCACCTTGCGCCGGCGCAGGGTGATGACGGTGACCGGCTTGGGGGTGAGCTTGCGCCGGATCAGCTGCTTGCGCTGGGTCCGGTTCGGCTCGTGGTACTCCTTGGCCGACAGGGTCTGCTGACACAGCCGCCAGAAGCACATCAGATACTTGAGCCCGTCGTTGACCCGATCGGTCGACGCGATCGCGTCGTAGGCCTCGTGGATCAGCGCGAACTGCTCGTCGGACAACTGCACCCGATCACTGCTGGTTCGCACCGGCACATAGTGCAGGTGCTCCACGCCCGCATCATCGGTCACGATCTCATGTTCGATCTGGTAACCAATCTCCCAGTCCTCGGGCAGCACGTCGTACTCGCGTAGTGCCCGAATGGTGGTGGTATCCGGGGAGACCGGCAGCGGTGTGTTGAACCTGATCGCCATGCTATCGGCCAGCATGAACCGCCCGACGTTGTCCAGACCCGCCCGACGCAGGTTCAGGTTGATCTCGTCCAGGTTGTCGCTACGGTCGGCGAAACACTGCACCTTGACCTCGGTGCCTTCTACCGACCACATGATCACGTGGTGGCGCAGGCGCCGGCCGCGGATGTCGAGTTCCGAAATTGG